ATTTCAATATTAGTACCGAAGTCCTTTTCAGGCTTATCCTTACTATGGACAACTTCGTCTGGGAATTTGAATTCTGTATCAGCCATGATTGCTCCTTATACTCGGGTAATACCACGGGGGTCTTCAACAACTGCTTCAACCGAATCATCATTGATAATACGGAATTCACGGCCATGAATCTTCATGCGTGTACCTGAGTTAGGACGAACCAAAACAAAGTCACCTTCCTTACACGATGCACCGCTAGGGAATCGTGATTTGTCTGCGTAACAATCTGGCCCAAGCTTAACCACGAATAGTACCGTAGAAAGTACTTCTTCAAAGTGCATCATCTGGGAAGACTTAACAAGGTCAGAACCTTCAAACTTATCGTCTGTCTCAGGAATAACGCAGAGAATATGATAAGTAACTGGGTCTGGAAGTTGTTTTGCCTTATCCATAGTCACAGGTGGTAGCACTGTGGGACGGGTAAACAGGTTAGGAGCTACAAGGATTTCACTCATCTTCGGCTTTCTCTAGTTTTCGCACGAGGTCTGTTATGGAAAGTTGTGCAAAGGAAAGACCCCGGATTTCCCCTACCAACTGTTTATATTCTTCAAATGATTTAACTGCACCCTCAGCAAGGGCTTCTGTAAGCTGGGTAGTACGCTCAGCTAGTTGTTTAGTTAAATATTCAAATTCGGTCATACGATACCTTGTGGTTTACTCTGCGGGGCCATGTGCTTGTAGGCATCCAGCTTGAGCTTCATCTCAGTCAAACTCTTCTGGGACTGAACTCGTTGAGCTTCCTTGACTGCATCAGCCTGTATGCGTTGTGCATCGAGGTCTAGACGCTTCTGGGCAATCTGGTTGTCCGCTACGTCCTTCTGCTGCTTGCGCTGCAAGTCTTGCTGTTGAAGCTGAATCTCCGCTTGCTGCATCTGCATCTTGGGGTCTTGAGCCGCTTGCTGCGCTGCCTGAGCCTGTTGAGCTTGCTGTGCCTTGCCCTGATTCGACTTGAGCAACTGCTGTGACGCCTGAGCAACCAACCTAGACACTTGTACTTCCGTGTCCTCATCCATCTGGGCATCAGGGGCTGGCAGGGGTACTCCCAACTGCTCTTCGACCTTGGCGCGGTAACTGAACGCGAGGTGTTGTGAGATGTGCGCTGCTACTGCTGCTTGCATCTGCTGTGCCATAGGCGTTTGACCCATAGCAGCAGCGATAGACGGGTCTTGGACGAGCGCCATGTGCGTAGCAATATGAGCCTCGTGGTCTTGGTAAATAAACGCCTTGGTGGGCTTCCCAGTAAGGAACGCCATGTTCTCACTGATCGGATCACGGGGGGCCTGATCTTCATCTACCGGCACCAGCTTATCTGCACCCTTGATACCCAGCACCTCAAGCATCTGCCTGTGGAGTTGCGGCAAGTCATATATCTGTGGAGCGCCCTGAGCCAACTGGATCGCTGCTTGGTACTGCATGATCCGCTGAGCCATAGTGGCTGCGTTGGGATCACTTACCGGAATGACTTCAGTCGTGTCATAGTCGGCTTGCTTGGCTTTACGATCACCGCTTGCTGGGTCGTAGCCATAGTCCTTGGGTGCGAAGTCCCTGATGATGTTCTTCAGGAGTTTAAACTCCATACGCAAGCTGGCATGTACGCGAGCTTGTACAGCACTCATGGTCTTCAAGGTACGCTCAAGCAGAGCCAGCGTAGTACCCACCGGGGCGTTAGCGCTCATGTCGCTAATATTCATATCACTGATGGCACCCAAGCGGCGACCTTCTTCGGTAATCTGATTCAGCAGTGCAAGCAGAGTTTGGCTTGGCTCCTTGTACGGGAGCGGCATAATATTATCCCGGATCGCTCCGCTAGGAATGTCCACATCCCTGAACTCGCCCGGAGCAATCGGTGTGTCATCACCCTTGATACGCAACCCACGGGTCTTCAAACCCCCCGGCAAGTTACTCAACGAACCTGCATCAACCAACTGCCGAATCAGCGATGTACCTGCCCGAGCATAACCACCGATCAAGTGAATCAAACCCAGTCCGTAAGCGCCAAAGCCGGGTATGTAGGTATACTGCACAAAGTGCTGGCGCTTGAGTTTCTTCTCGTCATCCTCTTCCCAGTTACGGCGAATAGAAAGAACTGTAGTCGTACCGCGCTCGATAGTAATTACATACGGCAGAGCAATACCATCTTCGTCTTCAAAACCCGGCAAGTCAAAGTCAGCATGAATCTCATACAGTTGGTAACGGTCGTCGTCTGTCAGCGAGTATCCCTGCTCCTCAGCCTTCTTCTTCTCTACGTCAGTAAATACATGGATTGGATCGCCAAGCTCAACATCACGGTAGAACCCAGCGACCTGCAACTTGCGTACCTCATTCTCTGTCTTACGCATTACATGAGTAACACGTTCTGAGTTATAGATATTACTCGCACCATACGGCATAACCATATCTTCAGCGGGCAAATAGATTGCCACCTGCCTACCCAGAGCCGGGTCAAAATAGACCTTCTTGAACGCAGCACCTGACAGACCCAACGAGTACAACATGCGCTCATGCTCAGGCCGGTACTCAATCATCACATCGGTAAGCTGGTAGTTCATGTCGTCACGAACTCGTTCAGCCGCATCTTCCTTCATCTTGTCCACAGCACCCATGATCTGAGTCTTGACCGGGCCAGCAGCAGGGAATGTTTCCGTGATCATCTCTGCTTGGAACCTGATCGCAGCTTCGGTAAGAAGTGTGGAATAAACACCACACGCACCGTTCCAAGGCTCAGTTCGCTCCTCGTACTTCATACCCAGAACTTCCAAGCCCTTAACGAACGCATCAACCCAATCCTTGCGGCTGTTAACGTCAGCTTCAATCAAGTCCACTAGTTCAGACGCTACTGACAGCAACGCACTCTCTTCCATGAACTCAGCCAAATTGGCATCGAAGTCATCTGGGCCTTCATCGTCAGGGTCGATCTCAACCTCTACGTCTCCCATATTGATCCGCACAGCCTCCGGGTCTTCGATCTCAATCTCAATAGCTGGGGCTTCTAGAGCATCAAGACCTGCGATCCCCTGTTCCGGGTCGAAGGGTGTAGCCGTTTTGTCAAAATTCGTAGCCATTGGTCAGTTACCTTTAATAGTATGCGGCTTTACGTCCGCTCTTAAAATATTGTTGCTCCTCTGGAGCATCAGACGGCAAACGGAGAAATCCCCCCTGCCGAAAGCGCATGAGGGCTAAGGTTGTGGCGTCTACCAAGTCATCGTGTTCCCCGGAAGGAAACGCAGCAACCTCGTCTACTAGCTCTTCTGCCCAACGAGTCTGTGGCACCCACACTTTACCTGACGCAATTATGTCCGATACTGAGTTCAACCGGGCGATCTTATCTTGACCTTTTGAAGGCGTGTACTCCATTACAGGTATGCCCATTGACCGAAGCTCATATATAAGAGGAGCGCCCGTAGCCTTCTTCTCAATCAGCAACCCGTCTGGCTCCCACTCTTTGTACTCGTTCAGCACATCCTTCTTCAACTCTACCCACTCAACCCGCTTCCTGTACGTATTAAGTAGGATGATGTTCGGCATATCGTGGTCTTCTGGGTTCTCAAAGATGCCCCAAGTAGTACCAGCAGAGAAGTCAGCCCTGTTATTCTTCTCAAAAGCAGTGTCCCAAGTCTGCAAAATGTAGGTACACGGGGGTGGGTCTTCCTTGTCCCATATCTTCCACCACTCCCTTTTGACGATTGCGGACTCATTTCCAACCGGATTTTGCTGGTATTGGGCTTGCCATTTGGCGTTTGGAAGCTCATCACGGAGGGCAGAAAGCTCCTCTAATGACCAGAATTCAGGCCATAAAGGGTTCCCACTGGGCATAATTGCAGGGAATTCAATCACTTCCCACTCTTCTCCACCCCGTGCAGCAGCAGCTTTGACCACTTGCCCCGTCAAATCACGCAAACTCCAGCGTGTCATAACAATAACGATGGCTCCACCCGGCTGTAGACGCTGGCGAGGGCCAGATGTGTACCACTCGTAGACAGAATCAAAGATATCCGGGCTTGTAATAGCCTGTTTTGCCTCTTGCTCGGAGTGCGGGTCATCAATAATGAGCAGGTCAGCACCCTTACCCGTCACCGTACCCCCTACACCGATAGCAAAGTAGTCTCCACCCTTGCTAGTGTTCCATCTTCCGGCTGCTTTAGAGTCCGCTTGGAGGCTAAGGTCAGGAAAAATGTCGGTATACACCTCAGAATCGACCAAATTCCGCACTTTTCTACCAAATCCAGTGGCTAGTTCAGCCGTATTGGACGATTGGATGACTTTCTTGTGCGGGAACTTGCCCAAGAACCAAGCAGGGAGCAGGTAAGAGGCAAACTCACTCTTGGTATGCCGTGGTGGCATATTAATGATCAGCCTCTTAAGCTCCCCACGGGCTACTCGCTCAAAAGCGTTCGCCATAATCAGGTGGTGCCTACCAGAGATGAAGCTAGGCCATGCCCGTTTAACAAAGACCGTGAATCTTTCCTGAGCCAACTCCTTTGCTTTGAGTTTTTCCAGCTTGGTTAGCTGAGCCTCAAGCAACCGCAGGTCTGTCTCGTTCAGTTTGCCCAGTATTTTCGGGATATCTTTAAGCGAAGCCAAGTCCAAAGGAGTTTGTGCAACGGAAGGTTTCATTCCGTATCTTCCTTGACTTCTTCTACGGTGTCGTAGTTCCCTAGATGGGCATCGAGATCGAATAGCGGCACAACATCTACAACATCCGCATGCAGCAAACGCTTGATCCGATCCTTGATGGAGTTCTCTAGATCAGCAGACGTTCTATGGGTGACCGTAATCTCGCTGCGTTCCGTGAAGATACCTATGTCGCTGTGCTTGCCCAAGAG